ACGAGAACATAAAAAAACTTGCCGATGTGTGGGCGCATATCGACAAGAAAGAGAAAAACAATATATTAAAAAGCATAATATCAAGGATTGTGATTGTCAATGGTGATGTTGAAATTCAATTAAAGAATTTTTAGCAGAACCTATTGTTATCGGAGTGGCAATAGGATGTGCTAATGCCGTATTTATCATACTTTTAAAACTGAATATTTTTTTGCTTGTCGCAAAAGTGTCGTATATGTGTCACTATATGCGACTTTTTTTATGCAAAAATTTAATCATAAGGAGGGATGACCTTATGGCAAAATTCAGATTTTCAGATGAAGCACTGGAACGTATTTTTGGCAAAGAGCAAATGGGAAGTGTTCCACTTAAATATCAATCAATTGTTGTTCATGCCGCAGAGGAAGTTATAGGAGAACTTGGTAATGCTTATGAATTTCAGTCCGTTGGGACTTTTGAACAAGCCGACATATCAGACACTTGATGAAGTTGAAATTGCGAAACAGATAGAATCAATGGAAGAAAGGGAGAATAGCCATGCCGCAGCCGATTATGAATCCGAACTATTTCAATCCGCAGTATAGAACACCTATGTACGGACAGTTTATGCCACAGCAGGAACAGTTCCAGCCACAGCAGTTTATGCAACAGCCACAGCAAAACGCAGTACAGATGTACGGTCGTATTGTACCGGCGCAAGAGTGCATAGCACCGAATGAGGTTCCTATGGATGGCAACACAGCATTCTTCCCCAAGCAGGACCTGTCGGAGATCTATGCTAAATCCTGGGGAGCAGATGGAAAAATCTATACAAGGTTCTACAAGCCTGTTTTAGATGCAGACCCTAACAATTTACCGTCAGACACAGAAAAAGCGAAATTTGACCTATCAGACGAAGCCACAGCGGTATTTATGAAGCGTTTCGATGAACTGGAGCAAAAGATTGAGCAGTTGAAAACTGCGCAAACGCAAAGAAAAACTTCACAATCGCAAAGAAAGGATGATGCAGAATGAATATGATGAATCCTATGCAGATGCTTAAGACAATGGGGAATCCGCGACAGTTTATCCAAAATATGATGGGAAACAGTCAGATCATGTCAAACCCTATGGCTAAAAATATAATGGGCATGGCTCAAAAAGGAGATTTTGCTGGAGTAGAGCAGTTAGGAAGAAATATTGCTAAGGAACGTGGTATGGATTTTGATTCCGAATTTGATAAATTCAAGCGTCAGTTTCCTATGAAGTAGATACTAAATTCTTGCAAGATTAAGTATAAAAAATCTTATATGGAGGTAAAAATTATGTTTGAGAGTAACAATACTCCCTTTACCATGCCTGTTATGCCTGCCAACAGCGGATATGGAAACAACGGTGCATGGGGTGACGATGGAGCATGGTGGATTATTATTTTCGTCCTTTTCTTCGCTTTTGGCGGTTGGGGCGGTAATGGATGGGGCGGTAATGGCTCTAATTCCAGTTACTACACCGATTCTGCATTGCAAAGAGGGTTCGACACCCAGTCTATCATCGGTAAACTGGACGGAATCAACAACGGTCTGTGTGACGGATTCTACGCTGTAAACAACGGTATGCTTACCGGATTTAATGGCGTAAATACCAACATTTTACAGACTGGCTATGGAATCCAACAGGCTATCAATGCAGACACCGTAGCAGGAATGCAGAATGCTAACGCTTTACAAGCACAGTTAGCACAGTGCTGCTGCGATACCCGTGAAGCTATCCAGGGTGTAAACTACAATATGGCAACGAATACTTGCGCATTGCAGAACACCATGAATAACAACACTCGTGACATTATCGACAGTCAGAATGCCGGTACAAGAGCAATCCTTGACTACTTATGCCAAGATAAGATCGCTACTCTGCAGGCAGAGAACAACGATCTGCGCAGAGCCGCTTCTCAGGATCGTCAGAATGCTCTTCTGACTACTGCCATGAGTGCACAGACACAGCAAATCATCAACGCTGTGAACCCTACACCCATTCCTGCATACCAAGTTCCCAACCCTAACGTATATTACGGATGCGGTTGCAACACTGGTTGCGGATGCTAAAACTGCATATCGAGTAACTTAACCTTAAGGTTATGTCTGCTATGCAGAATTACTGACAACATGGGGCAGACTATATGGTTTGCCCCTTTGATTTTGAAAGAGAGGTATTTATTATGGCTGAATATACAGCAGTAGCATTACAGACTGTGGCAGCAGGAGCAGACGTTGCTTTTACCGAAACTGCCGTAAATGGAAGTAACTGTATCAATCATAGAGAGGGATCCGGAATTGTGAAGTTAAGAGGTATCACTAATCAGTGTCGTGCAAGATTCCTTGTAAGTTATTCCGGCAACATTCAGATTCCCACGGGTGGAACTGTTGGGGAAATCTCTCTTGCGCTGGCGGTAGACGGAGAACCTTTGCAGTCCACAAGAATGATTGTAACTCCGGCAGCAGTAGAGAATTTCTTCAATGTTTCTGCGCAGGCTTACATTGATGTCCCTCGTGGATGCTGCAGTACGGTAGCGGTTCAGAACACTTCCACACAGGCTATTGAGGTACAGAACAGTAATTTAATTGCCGTTCGTGAAGCGTAGGAGGTGAAAATCATGGATGTTAAAAGAATGCATGAAATGATTGAAAAACTTTCTGAATGCGCTAAAACGCAGTTTGACAAGGGCATCGACCATGTAGACACTTGCGAAATGGGAAAAGTCATCGACATGATGAAAGACTTATCCGAAGCAATCTACTACCGTGAGCTGACAAAAACCATGCAGGAATATGACCCGGACGAAAACATGGAAATGTTTGAACGTTACGGTGACGGTGGCAGACGGTACTATGACCATTACCGCTATGCTGACGGCAGATTTGCACCTAAAGGTCGTGGAACCTACCGCAGAGGTTATGAAGAGCCACCTTATTACCACATGACCCCGGAAATGTATCACCGTGACATGGACAGAGACATGGGGCGTATGTACTACACGGAAACTTCTTCATCCGGTATGCGTGATGCAAGAGAGGGCAGAAGTGGCATGAGCCGCAGAACCTACATGGAAAATAAGGAACTGCATAAGGCTAATACACAGCAGGACAAAGAAGCAAAAGTCCGTGATCTGAACACATACATGACCGAACTTGCAAACGACATGACGGAGATCATCAACGATGCAACACCGGAAGAAAAGACGGTACTGCGGAACAAGCTGTCTGCACTGGTAACAAAAATCGGTTAAAACACTTAAGGGGCTTATTTAGCCCCTTTTATGTTGGAGGTGGTAAGTTGTTCACGATAAATGGAATGGACTGGAATTTAATCCGTGTAAGCAGTCACAGCCCTATGCTGATGCGTTCTGATGGTACATATACGTTTGGCATGACAGATAGGAACACAAGAGATATTTATATATCAAATATGATTCATGGTAATTTCTATGATCGTGTGCTGTGCCATGAATTGTGCCATGCGTTCTGCCTGTCCTACAATTTGACTATGGATATTCAGACAGAAGAAATTGTTGCCGACTTTTTGGCTACCTACGGAAGAGAAGTGTTTGCGTTGGCTGATGAATTGATAAGCGGATACATGGAAATAATGGCATAGAAAAGACCCCTGTTATGGGGTCTCTTCTTTTGTGCAGTCCTCTAAGTCTTTCTGAAGAATTTTAGATGCAAGGTCTGAAAGCTGTGGGAAGTATGTGATTACTTCGGAATTTCTGCATTTCCAGTTTCCTGTCGTTGCGCTGTAAATTCTCTTTGCTTCATCAAAATTATACGTTCTTCCCAAGACTTCAAGTAAGTGGTGCATATATTCCTTTGATGTAATTTCGTAACAACGGCAGATGTAATTTATTTTGCCACGGTTGATGCAGAACCAGTCTGTTTCAAACTCTAATGTCGGCTTTTCCTCGATTTCTGTGGTTGGTTGATGATTCTTTACCGCAAAATAAGCATCCACAAGAGCATCCTGCACTTTCCATGACAAATCATCATTAAACGGCTTCACTACTTTAAGATATCCACGCTCTGTAAGCAATGTAATACCGGCAGGAGGAATTTTGCAAAAGTGACTATCTGTCCCATTTGAATTTCCACTGTACGTTAAACGTACCGTAGAATCTTTCGTTAGAACAAAATAATCTTTTCCAACCTCAAAGTGCTTTTTATTTCTCCTAAATGCATTTTTCGCAGTACCACTTGGTCTACGATGTACTTCATCAATATCCCTAAATGTTACAACTCTTTGACCATCATATTCTCTGACAGCCAGTTCTGTTCCCTCAACGTTTACCAGTTCCGTCATATGCTACCTCCTAAATCTGTGGAACGTAAGAACCATTCATAATACCGATTGCCAGCTTCATTCCCTCTACGGCATAGTAGTTAATAGTATTCACTTCACATTCTGAAAAAGAATCCATGAGTTCTTCAAAGACCTTTTCACTCACGATTTGCTGCAGCTTATCAAAGAACGGCTTAAAATATTCTGATGCTTTATCTCCTTTTTCCGCAGTGTTGATAATCTGACTTTCAAATACGATTTCTAAAAATTTGTCCATAATTTTTTCTCCTTTTGATTGATTTTCCCAAAAGAAGATGATAAAATGATTTTACCATTTCTTTGAGAGTGGGAGAGTAACCAGTTACCGGGAAAGTAATGAGTGGTTACTCTTTTTCTTTGTCGTACTGAATTTCTATCCCTTTTCTTACAACTTCTGATTTTGTAATTCCTTTCTTTTCAGCAAGATATTCCAACTTTTCAGAGGTTTCATCATCACACCGGAATTTAAGAATGTGATTTTTAGGATTGTCAGTCAACTTCGTTCCTTTATGAATACCCATGAGTTTTCACTTCCTTTCTTTGTGGGTACAAGTAAAGTATAATGTGGACACAAAGAAAAGTCAAGCATTTTTTCAAAAAATAAAAATGCACTAGATTGAATCTAGGGCGTCTATCATCCGACCAGTTTATTCACCGACTTATTTTCCAAAAATTCCTTAATTTCTCCGTATCCCCAACCGTATCCAACCAGTGAACTTACAAGCATTTCTGCATTCTGAACTAACAGTAGTTCTTCCTCGGTCAGATAATCCCGGATGTTTTCTTTGTTGCCAATATTAAGGTCAAGCCGTAATTGCTTTGCGGTTTTTCCGAATACTGATTTATAAATCAAATCGGTGTAGGTAGAGTATGCATGACCGTGCATCCGTTCATTTTCGGAAGTCCTCTGCAAACTATCCGTAAGTACCCTGCGGACACCAATTCCTTTTTCACGTTCCCGTATTTTGCCAATAAGAGCTTTTTCCATTGCGTTGAATTGCTTAATATAGGCTTCCTTGAACTGCATTGCTTTTTCACCAGTGTATCCCATAGCAAGAAGAGTAAAGCCGTCTCTTGTCATAACAAACATAGGTTTTTTCCTGTTAATACTATCTGTATAAGAGATAGGCACGAAATTGTGCTCTCTAAATTCTTCACTACAATCAAGTTCTCTTATGTCCTGCATGACACGTTTATGCTCTTTTCCAAACGTTTCCGCAACATCAAGGCTTGTTACAACGGTTACTTCTTCTTTGTTTACTGTTTTGATTTCAACTAACATTTTCTACCTCCAACAAATACATTGTCATGGGGCAGAAGAGCATAAAAATAAGCCCACTACCCCTGTTACTGTTGGAGTAGCGAACTTCCAATCTTTTTTTGGTCTGTCTTTATTCCGGGTCTTGGTTACAATCTAGGCTGTATAATCAGCTTTCACTCTCCGGACGTAGTGCAAGACTTCCTAACTGACACATATTATATCATGCAGAACGTAGGTTCGCAACATAAAAATAAGAGCACCCTTTCGGATGCCCTTAAAATTCTATATTCTATTGTAATTTGAGTACTTCTTTGTTTCCAGTCCAAATGCTTGTTTCATATTCCAGTTCAATGCTCTGCGCATCTTGCGGAACTACAAATGCAATCTTGTAAGATGTTTTTCTTCCGCTTGAAAGATTCGCATTCAACGAAGAACTATCAACAACACTGTAATTCTGCTCACAATCTGTATCGTCTGCGTAGCACTGGAAATCGTAGATGCTTACATACTTATCATCTTTACTGTTGTTCTGATAGGAAACATCAATCATAATGTATTTTGTTCCATCAGCAGGAGCGTTCCAACCGTATTCATCCTCATAATCAGTGTAGTCAAGGTCAAAATCATTAATAGTGACTTGCAAGCCGTCCGCATCGAATGTGTAACCGGGAGAAATAACAGTACCACTGGGTGCTTCTACCTCTTCAACCTTTGATTCCGGTGTACTTTCTGATACTGCGGTAGAACTTTCTTGTATTGCAGAAACAGATGCCTGTGTGCCGGTAGATTCCTTGTTACTATCGGATACACTATTTACAAACAATGCCATAATGGCAAAAATTACAATTCCGATAACAGAACACACAAGACCTGCGATAGCTGTTCCGTGCTTTCTGTCTTTTTGACACAGAGCAATAATAGCGAGTATCAAGCCTATAATACCTGGCACAATGCCAAAAGCTATACAAGCTGTGAGGATGCTTATAATACCAAGCACCATTGAAGTGATTCCTAAAGGACTTTGTTTCATAGAGTAATTACCCCTTTCATTTTGAATTTTATAAAATTTTAACACATTTGTGGTATTCTGTCGATAAATAGATGTGAAGTATTGAAAAAATTTTAATGTGTTTCTTTTGATACCCCCGTGGGTCTGCATTTTCAACCGAAAATCTCGTTTTCAGAGGTTTTTGAAAGAAAAATTTTTCTACAATTTTCGTGCTAAAAATTTTCAATCCCCCCCGGGGTAGCACTTTTCAAGCTGAAAAATCCGTTTTCAGAGTTTTTCGCAGATTTTTTCAGACCGATTCAAGGTGTGTAAC